ACGAAGTTACCGAGGTGACCTCCTGGAGCGTCGACATCAAAAAGGAGATTTTCAATATCACAAGACACGGCGATACCGCCCAGCGCAATGCCGGTGGCTTAATTTCCGCAAGCGGCAGCGTTGATCTGCTGTACACCGGAGATAACAACTCCTTCATCGAGGCCATCAATACGTCCGGCGACACTGGGGCAGCCATATTTGAGCTGTACCTCCATAAAGCCACCAGCAAACGGATTGTGTTCAACGGGATCATCGACAGTGCCAGTTATGGCACCAGCCGGGATGATGTAGTCACGATCAGTTGCACGTTCGTCAGCACTGGCGACATCACACTGGAGATCTGACATGGCCACATTTCCGTCAATCACCCCGACTTACGGCGCCCAAAAATCCAGTCGCCCCAATGTCCGCACGGTCCAGTTCGGCGACGGCTACCAACAACGCATGACGGTGGGCCTCAATCAAAACCCCAAAAGCTGGAGCCTGACTTGGGAGGTCACCGAAACCGACGCCGACACCATCGAAACCTTCCTCAACGCCCGTGCTGCCGACAACGCCAGTTTCGACTGGACGCCTTTAGACGAAGTAACCTCTTACAAGTGGGTGTGCCAGGAGTGGAGCAAAACCATTCCTTACAACAACCGGGCCACGATCACCGCCACGTTCCAGCAGGTATTTGAGCCATGACCACCATCGTTACTCGCGCCGGCAAAGGTAGCGCCCTGACTCACAATGAAGTTGATGCGAACTTCAACAACCTAAACACAGACAAAGCAGAATTAAGTGCAACGAATACTTTTTCTGCCGCAAACACATTTACAAGTTCTGTAACTCTATCCGGTACCTGTAGTTTTACAGGGGCTAATACTTTTACTAACGCAACCGGTCAGATATTCCGTCGAGCTGCTACTCAAGACGGTGTATTGTTGCGCGGCAGAGCCGGTGGAACGAGCGGGTTCACGGCTGAGCTGGTGCCGGCAACATTAAGCGCCAGCCGCACTATCACACTGCCTAATGTCACCGGCACGGTTGTGACGACGGGCGACTCCGGCACCGTAACCAGCGCGATGATTGCTAACGGCACGATCGTTGATGCTGACATCAGTGCCACTGCGGAGATTGCGGTCAGCAAGTTGGCCGATGGCACACCGCGTCAACTGCTGCAGACTGATGCCGCTGGAACAGGTGTTGAGTGGACCGATAATGTCAGCATTTCGGGAACACTTGATGTAGTTAGTGTGGCCACGTTTGGCCTCAGTGGAGTAACAAATGGATACCTAAATGTTGTGGGCATAAGCAACGAAAATCTTGTCATTTCACCCTATAACGTTGGCGTTCAAATATACCTTCAAGGGATCTCACAAGAATTGTCAATCAGCGCTAACAAATATTACTTCACCGCAACAGGCGGCTATAACGCATTTCAAATTTATCACAGTTTTATTACTCGCATTCAATCAGCTCCAGTTGCAAAAAATACAACCGCAACTTTAACCGCTGGCGAAATTACATTGGGGTTGATTACGTCAACAACAGCAGCTGCTGTAAGTCTTACGCTGCCGACTGCTACGGCAATGAGCACTTACTTGAACGGCCTTCAATCTACCCAATTTTCAGACGGTCAGGCATTTGACTGGTCAATCATTAATACGGGTGCAACAAACTCAGTAACTGTTGTTCCAAGCACAGGTCATACATACGTCGGCCGCACAACCGTCGCCGCAAATACATCCGGCAGATTTACGACAAAAAGAATAACCGACACTACATACGAAACCTACCGCATCGCGTAATCAGCGAGTTTTAACGCCATGGCAGTCCAAAACTTTTACGTTGAACCTAATTATTGGGTAGCTGGTTACGCCCAAGGAGAAGAATACGTTTATCCATTTACAGAAGCACAAAGCATTGCGCCAAGTGCCCTTATCGAGTTGTTTGAACTACAACTGAACACAACACAGCACGGAACAAATGACATTTACCGTTTTCACGCCGGCACCAATCTTGTAAATAACGGCGAAGTCATCTGGAACGGAAACAACTACATGCGGTTTCCTATCGAAGCCGAAGGTTTTGAGTATTCAGGAAAAGGTACGCTACCTAGACCACTTATCCGTTGCAGTAACCTGCTCGGAACAATTACCGCAATTTTGGCATCGCTGCCGTCAGGACTAGAAGGTGCGAAAGTAACGCGCATCCGCACGCTAGCCCGCTATCTAGATAACGCTAATTTCCCTGGAAACGCTAATCCATATGGATTTCCAGATCCCACCGCCTACTGGACGGAAATTTACTACGTTGATCGCAAAGTTGCCGAAACCCGCGATGTTGTTGAGTTTGAACTAGCAGCAGCTTTTGACCTGGCTGGTGTTCGTGCACCCAAGCGTCAGTGCATTTCAAACATTTGCCAATGGGCTTATCGCTCATCCGAATGTAGTTATGCAGGAAATTTATACTTCGACGCAAATGGAAACAGCGTTAATACATTAGCGCAAGATGTATGCGGAAAACGACTTAGCGATTGCAGTCTACGCTTTGGATCTATTACTCAATTAGGCACAGTTACATCAGGTTCGTCATCACTTGTTTTAGATGCTGCAACCTCAGCACAGATTGGGATGCCTGTAACAGGATTTGGCGTTCCAGCGAGTACAACTATTACAAATATAAGCGGTTTAACATTAACGATGAGTGCAAACGCAACTGCATCTACAACCACAACTAAAACAGGTACAGTTCAAACAAACAGAACTCAAATTGTTCTTAACAACACAACAGGTTTATCCGCTGGAATGTTGGTTAGTGGTCCGTACGTTACAGCCGGCACGACAATAGCTAGCATTGCTGGAAATACAATCACATTGGGACAGCCTGTCGATTTAATCTATGTCCTTACAGTTGCCGCAACAAGAACAACATCTTTGCAGTGGGTCGGCTTGTCACCGACTGTCCCCAGTAATACAACTGAAACGCTAACAACCACAGGGCTATCGGTTGGGATGTACGTTGCGGGACCTACAATTCCTTTGTCTGCAAATGCGACAATCACCTCAATTACCGCTACACCCACCGGAAGATTAGTATTTAGCTATAGCGCATCAATTCTTAACAGTTCCGGCACGTACACGTTTTATTCATTACAAACACCTTCTGCTCAGACATATACATTTACAGCATCAAATAGAACATACACATTTAAAGTAGAGTCCGAATTACCGTTTGGTTCATACCCGGGAATCGGCACGTATTTCACATGACCTGGAAAACTGACGCCTTAGCGCACGCCCAGGCCGAAGATCCACGCGAAGCCTGCGGTCTTGTCGTGGTCATCAAAGGTCGCCGCCGTTACTGGCCTTGCACGAACCTTTGCACTGGAACTGATCAATTTATTCTTTCACCCGACGATTACGCCGCTGCCGAAGATGCAGGCGAGATTTTTGCCGTCTTTCACAGCCACCCCGTTACGCCACCGACACCAAGCGAGCCAGACCTTGTGGCTTGTGAGCACAGTGGTCTTCCCTGGTACATCGTCAATCCGAAAACAGAAGCCTGGGCCGAGTGCAAACCCAGCGGCTATCAAGCGCCGCTGATTGGACGGCAATGGGCCTGGGGCATCACTGACTGTTGGACCCTTGCACGCGATTGGTGGCAGGCACACGGTTTGGAACTACCGGACTGGCAACGCCCTCTGACGCCTGAACTGTTTGAGGCCGCGCCAATGTTTGATGATTGCTGGAAACAAGCTGGTTTCCGCGAACTCACCGAAGACGAGGAGTTGCAGGTGGGCGACGCGTTGCTGATGAGCATTGGCGGTACTGGCCTCAACCACGTCGGCGTCTACATTGGCGACCAGCTGGTGCTCCACCACATTCGGGGGCGGCTCAGCAGCCGGGATATGTATGGTTCGTGGCTGCAGAAATGTACCGGACGTAGGTTGCGCCACCCGGATTTCACTACGATAGGCGGAGGCTGAGCGGGACCATGTTGCGTGAGATCCGAGTTTACGGACGCCTTGCAAAATTCCTGGGACGCCGCGTATTCAAAGCCGAAGTCGCCAGCGCCGCCGAAGCCGTCCGTTTTTTGTTGGCCAATTTTCCGCAACTGGAAAAGCACATGGCTGACCAGCATTACCGCGTAACCGTCGGCCAATACGACATTGGTGCAGACGAACTACACGATCCCGCAGGTCAACAGCAAATAAAAATCATCCCTGT